ATTTTCCTCCTTACACATTTTTTACGAGATTGCAAACTCGAAGTCTTGTATGCTTAATCTTTATTTTTTATACGTGATGCGATTAAATTACATCACAAACTATATAATTTAGGCATAGCCTATAATTACCTAAAGTTTAACATTGTATTTTGCACCAATGTCATTAACCAATATTTTAGAATACTCTCTACGTTTGTCACGTTTCAACCACTGGTTTTGCTTTCGCAAATCTAAATCTCTTGCTTCCCATTTTTTAATTAGTTTGCGGTTTCTAACAATTTCTAATTTGTAGTTTTGATTTGTTGGATCTTGCTTGGCAAGTTCTTTGTATTGATTCATTCTATCTCGGTATTCTCTGATGTTCCGTTCATTTTTGCGATGTTCTGCTGTTGCAATATATTTGTCTTTTTTAAAATAGCCATAAGATATCCCCAGTTCGTTTTCTAGCTTTTCTGCTGAGGTTCCTAACACTTGTTCGATAGACACCGATATTTTTTTATGCCTGCAATTTGGTCGCGTGCCTAAATATATCGGTGCTCCCTCTACCTCTTGTACTGACATCATGTTTTTGCTCGAGATGTGTTCTGCAATTTTATCTTTAACATCTTTCTTAAGGTCAAAACTTTCCCATCGAGCGTCATAATAATACTGCCCTTGATAATCTTGATGATCTTTGGCGCAATCTTGCATAGAATTATAAAGATAAAATACTATACCAGCATTTGCACCATATTTAAGCTGTTTGGCTGCTACTTCGTTTGCCATGTTTGTTCGTACTGCCATTTCCATATAAGTTTTGTAATTGAACACTTTGCCGTCTTTATAAACAACCTTTATCCCCTTTTCAATGCCTACTTTTGTTTGTTCATAAATCGATTTTTTTAATTCATCAACTGATGTTAGCCGCTCAATTTTCGCCAGTGATTGGTTATACCTACTCAGTGCTGCATTTATAAGCAAATTGCCTTTCTGGATATTAGTAGACGCTTCGCTTTTTTCATATGTTCCTATTATTTTTTTGCTGGCTTCTACAACTTTGCTCGCTGCCTTTTCGCCTCGACTAACAATTTTTTCAAGTTGATTCTTTAACTTGTTTTTGTTAATAGGGTTTAAATGATATTGTTTCCACTTTTCTAGGTCTTTTGATTCTTTGTTCAATTCTTTGTTCAATGTTATAACAACATCGTTTTCAATTGTCGAATATACAACACCGACATCTTGCGAAATCTCGTTTAGCTTTTCATTATCTACGGCATTTTGCAATTCTTCTTTCTTGCTTTTGATAATTTCGTCATTCATTTACTACGCTCCATCGCCTTGATAAGCATCGTCATCTATATTGTCTGGTTCGCTTGATACTTTAATGCTGTCTAAATATGCCGTGATATAATCAACCATTTCATTTTGCTCTGCCTCATTCATTTCAGGAAAAACAATTTCAACATATTTCTTCGGTGATATTCCACCTTGTGCAAGACCAGGTAAGTAATGATTAATAACACTGTATTTCAAATTTTCACTTACAAACTTTATAGCATCGTCTTCGCTTTGAGCGTACCACTTTTTCCTGAACTCGACAACTGACATTAAGCCGCTTGCTACATTAGTGCGGTCACGTGCCATTTCTGTTTCTTTGTCTTCAAAAACAGAGTCATCAAACTTAATATTAATATCATTGTCTTCAATTTCTGGAAATTCATCGGGCGTGTACATTGTTGCCACTTGCATTAATGTTTTAACAAAGCCTCTTAACGCTTTTTCCAAAACGATCTCATGCTTTTTGATCGTTGTAAATAATTGCGATTGCATGCTGACAACTGCTGTTGCCGTCATTACACGCCCCTCGCCAGCACCGCCCAAACCAAGAGAATAATGATTTTTGCCAAAGCCCATTTTGATAGATGCTATGTTCAGCTCTTCGTTTATTCCCTCGATATATGCTTGGAATCTTATCTCTTCGTTAGATGTTTTTATAAGCGTTTCTCCACTATCGCTTCTTGGTAAATTATAAAACACAATGTCATTTGGGTCAAACGTTCTAACCATTCGTACCTTACCATCTGTACTAACATTTGTTTGGGTCAATGCCGCATCGACAAATATACGCTTTTTCGCCAACGTGTACTCTGTATCGAATGCATCATATTTGTTATCTAGTGATTTTAAAGTGTCAATGGAGTTAGCAAATAATGAGATTGGCAAGTCGCTATCAATATCAAGGTTATTAGCAAGGTTAAGCTGTATAATCATATACCACGGCGTAGATGTGTTTGCTTGAAATATGCTTTTCTCTGCTTTGATGACTTTCCCGTTTCTTGAATATTGTCGTTCGGTGTGTATCTCATATAGCCCTTGCTCGTTTTTTAAATGATATATTACATCGGTGTAATTTGTGCTTTTAATGTAAAACGCGCACTCGGTTATCTCACCGTTTTCTATCGTGATTGGGTAAATATTTTTTGCATTAATTCCCGATATTTTAATGCTACCATTTTTGCTTGTCATGTTCCCGGCACTATCAATTGGGATGCCAGTCACTGATATTGCAAGTGCTGACATTGACAACGCTGCTGCCATTTCTGTGTATTTGTTTAACAAATACCAAAAATTGTTAGTGTTTAAAATATTGTCTAGTTTTTCCTTTTGCTCTTTTGGCACTATGATATCACATTTTTCGTTTGCTAGTAAGTTTGCTAAATCTTCGCACGCTTTTTTCGCAAAATTCATTTGTTTTTTATAAAATACATGCTCGACCCCGTTTTGGTAAATGGTATATTTGTGGAAATCTGGGTCGTACCCATTATACCACATTTCCCACAAACTTAAATACTTTGATTGTGGCTCGCAATTTCTATTTAATTCTCCAACATATGAGTTTATTCTTCCTTGTACATCCATTTATATTTCCTTTCTGCTTTTTTAGCCAACCTCAATTAGCATCCGCATATCTTCTTCTAACGAATATTCCATTGCGTCCAACAAATCAACTGGGTTATTAAACCCTGCAATGTCAAGTCTTTCGTCTGGTTTGTTTGGATCCCAACTTGCGTTTGACAACGCATCAACCATAACATCCTTGCATCTTTCGCATATTTTCACACGTTTGGAACTAACTAAACGATTAAAAAACCTAATCCTATTAATGATTGATGACTTAATTGCATTTAATATTGTAGTTGTAAGCGCGTTTGCTATTTGCGCTGTTCTTAACCCGCGGATAAGTATTTGCTCTGCACTATCACAGCGAGTTATGAAAAACAATTTATATCCGTCATAAACTTCATGACAAAATTGTATAAACTCGCTTTCAAGGGCGATCGGGTTTAATTCTCTTGTTATTCTTTTAGCATACAAGATAACAACCTCTTCGTAGTTTTTTGTGATCCCAGTTGCAACAAATGTGGTGGCTGATAAACTACCGCCAAAGTCAACACCAACAGTTATTTTTATAATTTCATTCTTTTTGTAGTCATCTTTAACAATAAATTCTTTTGTGTTGTTAGCAAAATACTCATAGCACAGTCCTTGAGCAATACAACGCTCACCCATAATGTCTCTGCGATACCAAAGCGATCCAACTTCATACGTTTGCATAATTTCTTCTAACCGCTCGGGTGTGATAGACAAATTGTCCATTAATGTAAAATGCTGATAATTATACCCTCCTAAATAATTTATTGCTTTATATTTATCCACATAATTAGAATATATCGGGTGAGTAGGCGCACAAGGGTTGAAGTCCCATAATATTTTGCTTTCGATGGATGCTAGTTGCCTGCCCATTGCTGTTTTAATAAAACTAATCCTAAAATCATCACTGTCAAAATGCAAGTTTATTTCAGTCGCTATCCATAACCCGTACGAATTTCCTAGTATTTTTTTGTAGCTATCTGCTTTGCCACCGCCAGCAAATATAAGTATCTTTTCCCCAGTTAAGGTGTTGATATACAACGCTTCATTATCTTTGTACTTCCCCCACCTGCATCTACCTCTAAATAAGTGTTCAAGTCCATAACCATTTGAATCACCAATGTTTAGCTTTGCATTGGCCATTGTTGAACCTGTTGCTAAATGCAGCTTGTCAGGACACCGCTCTAAAAAATCACAAGCAATTATACAATTAGCAATTGTCTTACCACTTCTAATGGATCCCTCTGCAACGCTCATTTTTGATTTAAAACCTTTGTGAATATAATCTTTCCATTTTTTAGAAAATGGTTTCCATTTGATTGTTGTTTGGCGCGGTTGATATTGCAATGGCAATTGGTTAGGAATTGTTTGCATCATCATCGCTTATATCTCCTTGATCAATTTCGTCATCGTTGTATAACAATAATTGGCTTAATGGTTTCAGATCTTCGATTGTGCCTTGTGCTTTAATGTTGATCGTGTCCGGGTTCAAACAATAGCGTTTAGCGAGCTCTTTAGCTGCTCGCAATCTATCTGCTGTTGTTGGATGCTTTTCAACAATTCGTGCTTCAGAAAATCCTCGCCCTATTCCCTCAACCACAATTTGTTCTTCTTTGATTTTACCTCGCATTACTTTTGTCAGGAACTCTAAGACCTCGTCAGCGCTTGCAATTTTCTTGTTCATGCGACTTTCTGTATAGGCCCGAATCTCTTCTTCGAGTTTCTTCGTGTTCTCTTGTCCTATTGAATATGCCATTTTTTTTGAGTACCCGGCCTTTTCCGCTGCTTTAGTCATGTTCCCCAATTTCACATATTCAACAATAAATTTTTGCTGTTTAAGCGTCAGCTTTGGCTTTTTATTTTTCCCTTTGCCGCTTTTATTATTTAGTTTTTTTTTATTGTCTTCATTCATTAGG